AGCTCTGCTTTGGTTTAGAGGGAAAGAACCAATGAAAGATGCACCAGGTCATATTAACTTCTTTAAAAGCTTTTTATTGGGCCAAAATACAGCTCCAAAAGACGTAAAGACTATGATAAAACGATTAGTGAATAGGAAGCGGCTATGATTTGTACAAGATCTAAAGGTTGATTTAATTTTTGAACATGACTAAACACGACAAAAAATCTAGGATGGGGGGTAGATCTAAAAGTAGAACTGCCAAAAAAGCGACATATTCCCCTCCTGGGGTAAGCAGTACGTATGGGGGGTTCTCAAAAAATTTTCCTTATTCCTTAAAAGAAAAAAAAATGGTTCTAATTTTGTGGAATGATGCTGTATCAATAG